CTAAACCAGTTACAATACCAATAGGATTTGTGAATAACGTAAACCCTGTAACAGCAACCTTTTTAATAGCTAAAAATAAGTTACCAAACACACCGACCAAAGCTCCTACTGCAATTAACACAGGTCCAATAGCTGCTGCTACTGCTGCAAATTTAATTATAGAGTTTTTAGTTTCATCATCTAAAGCAGAAAACTTGTTTGCTAAATTTGTTATTTTATTTATCACAGGCATTAAAGCATCAGAGATTAATGCTCCAAACTCTATTTTTAAACCTTCTATAGCAGATTGCATTTTTTTGACTTTAGCCTCTGCTCTTTGACTCATCGCATCAGACATTTCATCTAACCTACCAGTATTATTGGTGTATTCTTCAGTAAGTTCTTTTGTTCTGTCTCTATTCTGAGCTAATATTAATAATTGCTTACTAAAGTTTCTACCAACAAGAGCAGTTGCTCTCTCTAAACTTAATTCACCCTGTGATAAGGTGTCTAATGTGCTAGATAGAGATACTCCATTTTCTTTCAGCCTAACAAATAAACCATTTAAACCTGTACCTGCTTTAGATGCCTTAATACCACTATCCATTAAGACACCCATCATAGCAGATAATTCCTCTAAATCTACACCTACTGAGTTTGCTGAAGCTCCTGCGTTAGCAAAAGCTGTACTAAATGTACTAAGTTGTATTGATGAGTTTGCTGCTGCACTTGCTAAAGTATTAGCTACCCTACCTGCTTCATCTGAAGATAGTGCAAATGCGTTTATTGAAGCCCCTACTGTATCTGCTGCTAAAGATAAATCTTCTCCAGTAGCTAAGGCAAGGTCTAGTATAGACCCCTCCATTTCTTTAATTGCTTGTGGGTCAAAACCTTTACGACCTAAAACTAATTGTAAGTCGGCTACTTGAGCAGCAGTAAATTCAGTAGTTGAGCCTAATCGTTTAGCCTCATCTGTAAGCATTTTAAATTCTTCGGCAGTAGCGTTAGTTACAGTACTAACCTTAGTCATAGCTGTATCAAACTGCGTAAACGTATCGAAGGCTGATTTACCTAAAGCAGTTAAAGGTGCTGTAACACCAAAAGACAGTATAGAGCCGACACGAGCTGCGTTAGAAGCAAAACCTGCTATTGATTTATTTGCTTTACCAAGACCTGCCTCTAAGCCTTTGATATTAGCAGCTACAATTATCGATATAGTTTTTACTCCACCCATTTTAAACTTTGATTTTTTTAGGTTCTGTTAATTTGTATCTTTTGAGAACCTCAGCGATTTGCTCTTTACTAGCAACATCTCGTTTAATTTTAACTTTGCTGTCCCAAGGGAAAGGCATTAATTCTTTTGGTTTAAGTCGATGTTTCGAGTGAGGTACTATACAACTGTGTACTATCATTCTAGTTTGTTCCCATCTGTTTTGAGAAAGCTGTTCGTTGTACTTTCTAAAGCCTCTTATTTTGTTGTCTAAGGAACGTGGGGTCAAATCATATAATTCTGAATCACTTAACCCCAACATTCCCAATCCAACTTCTTCTAACTTATCCCAATTTACTTCACCTGTATCTTCATCAATAATATCCTCTCCCTCTTCTACTTTCCCTTTTTCTGAGGTTGGTCTAATTGGAACGCTTCAAAGATTTCATTTATCTTACCGAAATCTTCATTGTCTATCCATTGTTCAATATCTCGAACTTTGTACTTAAACTCTTCTCCGTTCTTCTTAGCACCATATTTTAGACCATAGTAAGCGATAATACCAACGTGGTCTATCTCTGTTCCTAGTTGATCCATTTGATTTAACTTTAACTTACAATCGTTACAGATGTCTTTTAAAGCTAAATAACTAAATCTAATTGGTCGTTTCTGACCGCCTATTTCTACCTTTTTCATTTTTTGTTACCTTTTTAATTTAATTGATTTATAAAACTTTCTTTAGTGATATTGAACTTAGCCAACGTTTTGTTACGCCATTTCTTTTAAGTGTCAAATCTGCTTCACCAGCTCTATAGTAAATTTGATGAGTGCCAGGAGTGTTGTTAAGTGATATATTAGTTGTCGTACCCCAAGTATCTTCTAATAAAATAGAGCCTGAACCTGATGGCGTTGTTGCTGCTGTATAAGTAAGTAAGTAATAATCTCCTATTGTTAATATACCTGATTTTTGTATATAAGTGTTATTTGCAGCAGCGTTAGTATCAATTTTAGCATACCCATCTTCTATTACAGTATTACCCACACCCCCTATATGCCACCAAGACGAACTAGGATTACTTCCATCATTTGCTAAATCAAACCCTGTATCACCAATTAACTCAGGACCAAGTCCATTAGGGTAAACATTACCTGTACCTGTAAAAGTAGCAGAACAAGTTAAATTATCCTCGACTCCTGCATCAAAGCTTACCGATGATACAAGTGCGTTCCCTTGCCAATGAGTAATATCGGTAGGGTCTTGATAATCGGTTGCTTCAGGTGCTAATTCAATTTGCCAAGATGATACAAAAATAGATTGGTTTGTTACGTTAGTATTATAAGTACCAACATACATTCTAAACTCTATATTTGATTTACCACTTGCACTAACAGGTAAATTAGATGTTACTTTTACTCTAGTCCAATTTTGCGTAGCTGTTCCACCAAAACCAACATCATCAATTTTATCTATTTTACCTGATGGCTGTACATTTGATACAACACCTGAGCCTGAAATTACTTCAGTAGTAAAATCATTAAATGCTACAGAACTAGACCCATCTGAAAGTTGTGTATTTATACCTACCGAAACACTATCATTAGTAGCATCAATACCCTTAACATAAAAAGACCATACAAAATTTTTGTTTTCAAATCTTGCTATGGTAGTGTTATAATTTAATCGAGAAAAACTACCTCCTGAATTAACTAATTTTGAAGCTGCTGCTGCTCCAAATGGATCAGGCTGTAAATTAGTTTGTGTAACTGTTGAAGTAAGAAACCCATCAACCCCACTTTGAGTAAGGTTAGTGCGTATAATGTTTCTAATTCTATCAGAGAAACTTAAATCGACTAAAGCGTTAATTGGTAAATCTTGTTTTAATTTATCAAAAAAATCAGAGCCATCTAAAGGTACATCGGGATTTACTGATTGTAATATATCGGTTGATACTTCAAAAGATTTTAAACCAGGTAAAGACTCAGACCATCCGCCTGAATCCTTGTTGGTTACATCTCTTAAATCCATATTAGTGCTAAACGAAGCTGATGTACTAAAAGCTACAGGGTCAAATATTGCACTTGAGCCAGGTGTTACTATTTCTATGATAAAAGCATCCTCATTAAAAGTAGCAGTACCATCTGAAAATCCTAATGTAGGTACAATTCCATTTGCTCCGTTTGTTACATCAACATATTTGTATAAATTATTTGATGGGTCGGTAGCAACAGAAGTAATATCATAGCCAAAGCTAGAGTTTAACATATTCTTTGTTAAATCTAAAATGCTTTGCCCTGTATTGCTAATTCCTGATACAATTTGGTTATCTGTAATAACACCACTAGCGTTAGTAATGTTACTAAGTAAAATATTCTCACCCGATGTAAAATCAATTAACGGGGTGGCAGCCAATACTCTAATCCTAGTCTTTTGTTTAGCAGGACCATCCGTCTTAGCATAAACCAATAAATCCGAAGCGTTTTTAATTGCCATAATATATGGATTTAAAAGTTAATACTATGTTATTGTTAATGTGTCTGTTCCTTGTAAAGAAATTGAATAAGTTGCATTTTCTTCTACACCTGCGTCAATAGATGCTGAAGTAATTATTGCTTTACCTGAATACACACCTTGACCTGCTATACCAAATGATACTGCTACCATAGGGGTTGCTGAAACCATTTCTGTAATTAAATCTTTTATATCCATTGTTCCTTCGAAATCAACAAAACCATCTCCTGAAATTTCCCAAGATTTTAAACCAGGTAAGTTGTCTTGCCAACCTCCACTTGCTTTTGTTGTTGAATCTCTTAAATCTCTTGATATTGAAAGAGAAGCACTTGTACAATGTAGTAATACATCTGAAGCTGCTTGAGTATCATCTGTATTTATTTTTACAACTACATCTGTTGCGTTAACTATTGCCATTTTATTTTAGTTTTTAATTATTAGACAGTTAAAATTTACGTTTTTGTAGAATTTCTCAGGAGTCTTGAAATAGTCATCGTCTAAATCAAGAAATCTGAATTTCGCTGTGTAGCTTACACTATCTTCAGTATAAGTCACCTCGTACAAGTCTAAGGCTTCTACAGCTGCCTTGGCTTGATTATATGTTGCGTTATAAGTGTCTGCGAAACAAGCGATGCGAATTGATACATCACACGAGTTAAGCGATCCACCTTTAGATAAAAAGTTCGATACGTTAGTTATTTCAAACGTAGAGCAAGGGTAAGATACACCTTGAGGTATTATAACAGGGAAAACCTTGTTACTACCATT